TGATGCAGTTGGTAGCGTCCAAAGCAAACCCAGCCGCCAAGTCCAAAGGCGAGTCTTGCGTGTTCAGCCCAAAGAAGCCTGGTGCTTGAACGCTGGCAGTTTGCAGTGCTTGGCTCATATCGCAACAAACTCCTGATTTTCTGGGTAGCGAGTACCCTCCAGCGCAATGTAGTCAGACAGCATTGACTTGTAGAGTTGGTAGGCTTCAGATGACGATAGACCGCCATCCTCGCCACGCTCAACCAATGCCCTTGCGTATGCGTTCTGCGCTACTAAGAAATCAGGAACTAGGATTGATGTTGCATCAGATGCCAATGTTGCCTGCGGGATAGTCAGAGAAAAAATAATTGTGTACACATTGTCAGGACGCGAATACAGACTTACCTTAGTGTCGCCACTAGCGTCCACGCCATCAAAAGCATAGTATTCTGGGATTCCAGTTGCCACAGGCACAAGGTTTTGAAACCTATTCATCTGCACAAAACTGATGTTTTGCATCCCCACGTTTGACGTAGTGTTGATGGCATCCATTACTTGAAACTTCTGACCAGCACCAGTAAGGCTATAACTATAGGTGTTTGCCACCGTTGTCAAAGTTATGTTCTGTCCCAATACGTTCCAGCTAAACGCATCCTCAACCTGGCGTTTGGCATCATTGACAAACTTACCTATCAGTGTGGAATAGGTAGTCGCGTTGTTAGTGGCTACGGTAGTTTCACGCAACCGAATCAACACATCGTTGATAAGTTCGAGGTAGGTCATGATCGTGTCAATCCTTCTTCTTCAATAGTGACTGCAACAGCAAAGGTTGATGCTGATTCTGATGTTGCTTTAAGTATGTCGCCTTCTTCCATTACAAAATAAGATACACCACCCCAATCTTGAGTTGTTTTGGAAGTAACTGCCGTTTGATAAACCAGTGAATAAGTCGCAGATGCTGATGTATCTACCCAATCAAAAGTAATGTGTTTGTTTGAACCAGTTGCATTAGCGGCACGAAGCAATACTACCCTTGCATAGTAACCCGTAGGTACGGTATAGAGGGTAGTGTTTATTGTTGCTGTTAGATTTGCACCAACCGATAATGCTCTCATTTTGCCTTCGCCTTATTTCGTTCTGAAATAGACTTGGCTTTTACCTTTGCGTCAGCTTTTGAGGATGCACCCCAGGCTCTGAGCGAAAGAAGCAGTCTTGTTGGTTCACCTTTCTTGTCGTACTCAGGGCCATCATTGCCAGCCATACGCGCCAAGAAACTTGCTCTACGGGGATTATCTCCCGACTTTACCGGCGCTTTTAAATCGCCACCAGTAGAGGCATTATAAGATGCCCTCCCCTTGGCATTCAACCCACCTTTAGGGTTTTTGCCCTCGGATCGTTGCCAAGCAGGAGTTTTCATCTACTTTGCCTTTTTGGGTTTTTTTGCAGTCTTTGCAGCCTGTTTAAAGTCAGCAGCAGAAGGCGCGGCCTTAGACCCCACCTTATTCATCTTCTCGCCAGAGCCAGCCGCGATACGCTTTTGCTTGGCATTGATGTTGGCATAGAGTCCAGGTTTCATTTCTTTTTCACCTTTGCTTGTGACAGCGCAATGGCTACTGCTTGTTTTTGATTTTTGACTACAGGGCCACCCTTACCAGAATGTAAGCCACCAGCTTTGTATTCACGCATGACCTTGCTAATTTTCTTTTCAGCCTTGGTTTTCATACTAACTCCGTCACTGAAACAGTTGAAGTAGTGATTGTTGCATCCTTGATGAAGGCAATCTTTTGACCAGGATTAACTCGCACAATTTCAACGCAATTTGGTGGGATCATTGCTGATGTTGTAACACTTGCAGTTGGGCTAGTACCAATTTCATAGTGGCAATGGCCTTGACCACAGGCAATACGAATCATGGTAGTTGTAGTACCAAAAGCAGTCATTTGAACACTACTAGTGGTAACGGTTGCAACTTGGCTTGTTCCAAGACTTGGAACACCCATTGGGACGTTATTTGGATCGAGTTGAAATGTTGACATTACTTGCCTCGCTTGGCTTTCTTTGCCATATTGGTGGCTGTGCGCTCACCTCTAACTGGCGCATTCTTTGGCTTGCTAACTGCAACCATGATAGCCATTGGCATGGATTTTTGCTTCATAGCTTTAGGCATCTTTGAATTGCCCATTTTTGGTGCTTTTCCGTACATGATTTAATCCTTAGTGATAGGCCCACCAGATTTCCACGCATCACAAGTGCGGGCCGCTGCACAAGTGAATTGAAATAGATCACAGTATCCCAGATTTGCAGCCTCAATAAACTGCTGGTCATAGGACAACTCTCCCTTACCCTCATCCTTTTCCAGCCCATCAGATATGCATTGCATCATCTTTGGAGTTTGGATAAACGCTGCACAATTACCACAGCGCATTGACTTGATAACGGATGTTGGAGCGTTGTACATCTTGGCTTTCTTTAGCCAAAACGCATCATTAGACTCATCAGGGTTTGGTGGCCCATAACCGTAATCTGCAAACGCATGGTTGCGGTTTTTAAGATTAACCGAAATATCCTGCGTAGCGATAGGACAAACGACACCAGATAAAAGACCTTCTTTCATGCTGCCGCCATTGCTTTACGGGGTCTACCCATCCGCTTAACTTGAACTGGTGCAGTCATTGGAAGCACCTTGCTTTCAGATTCAACCTTTACATCTTCACCCTTATCATCAACCAGTACATAACCACTATGACCACGCATAGAGTCAATATCGTGCTGGTAGGTAAAGTTAACGGTATTACCGCTTTGTAAACATCTAAAAGTTGCCATACTATAACTCCAAAAAAAGAGGGGTTATTAGCCCCTCTTTAATTACACCGAGCGACAAATAGTCAAATTCAATGTAGTTGATGCCAAGTTAATAGAACTAGCAGTTGGATTGTAGGTAACAATCGTCACTGTATCTGCGGCAGAAACGTAAGCACGGCGAACTAACCCAGCCTCACTTACGCCAATTGCCATACCAAGCACCTGGTCACCCAAAGCCACGCCTGGCACAGTTACTGTGTCAGTAGCAGTTGCGGTAGTTGCTACGCTTGCGCTATCAAGCGTACAGCTAACGTCCCAAGTATCAGAAAAAAGTCCACGGAATTGATCGTTTCCACGGCGGGAAACGACAGCGGTTGCAGCAGCCATATTAAATACTCCTAAAAGTTAAAGGCCCCCCCCTCGTTAGAGGGAGGGAATGCTATTAGGCCGGTACTGCCAAGGCAAAAGCAGCAGAAGCGTTAGACGCTGAGCTGGTTGCCGAGGTACGCAGTGCCTTAACGCCATAAATGGTGTCAGCGGTGAACAACGTGCCAAGGTACTCTTGCTTGTACTGAGTCTGCGAACGGATGCCTGTCTGCTCAATCAGAACCATCGCATCGCGGTGACCCATCAAGCAAATACGGTCAGTAGTGCTAGAACCAGCACCAGTATCAGCTTGGGAAGTAGCGAATACTGCCATGCCGTACAGTTGACCGATTTCACCGTTGCGGATAGCGTCACCGTTACCAACAAACGCTTGCTCAGTGTAACGTGCCAGACCCATCAACGTATTGCGGCTGGAAGGAGGAATCAGGAAGAAACGTCCGTCCATAGCAATGTCGTTGTCATCCAAACGCTGAATAGTACGGCGAATTGCTGCATCAGTCAGCGCGGCTGCATTGGAGCTAGAGCTGTTGTAAGCAGTAGTACCATCAGAGCCAACAAACGCTTTGGTGCTAGAAGCAGCAGTTGCGTAGTCATCAGTACCAATAGTTGCTCCATTGAACGCACGGCCCAATTGAACCAGGTCAGTGTCAATGCGCTTTGCCAAGGCATAACCAGCATCTTCCGTGTAGAAAGAACGCAGGCTAGTCAGGGCTTGCACCTCAACGATGTCCTCAATCAAACGGCTGTATTCATAGTGCTTGTTAATGAGCACTTGAATATTGGTGTCGCTCTCTGCAATCAGAGTAACGGCATCAGTAGCAGCCTTGACAGAAGCATTACCACGGGCAGGGCTAGGGATATTAACGGTATCGCCTTTTTTACCTTTGAAGGACATTTTCTTGACCAAATTGGCCAAAACAAGGTTCTTCTTATAGGAAGCAACAATTTCATCACTCCAAATTTCTGGAATGAAGTTAGCCGCTGACGTTACGGTTACCGAATTGGTGGGGGAAAAAGCAGTGTTTGCCATATTAAAACTCCAAAATTAAATTATCGTACACGACCATCAGCGTATGCCTGCATGATTTCATCACTCAGTATTTCATATCGCTGTGGATCAGTCATTTTCAGTCGAATAAGATCAGCCCTTCGATAGACTCGCTTGGAACTCTCTCCAGATCCACCAACATCAACTTGCGCCGCTTTCATGCTCTTAGTCCTGATAGCATCATTTTGCTGATCTGACTGTTTAGTCTTAATGCCGCGCAGTTGCTTGAAGGTGGACAACAATTCATTTGCCGAGTCATAGTCAAATTCTGCATCTGCCTTTGCGTATAGTCCCAATCGCACAGGTGAGGATTTCACCCAGTTATGGAACTCCGTATCACTGACTACTTGAGAGTAATCAGGATGCTCTGCATTTAGCTTCTGCTGAATCTGCATCCGTTTGAAGTCGAGGCCAGCTTGTCTAGCCGCAAGTACATCAGGATGTCTATCAATCGTTGCTTGAACTGCCTTTTGAGGATTCTCAAAAAAATCAACTTCAGGCTCTTCCTCTTTAATATGTTGCGGATTCCCATTAAGGTTTTGCTTAATTAACTCGTCAGCTAACTTACGAACTTCGCCGACCTCTTGGGCCTGCTTACCGATAAGCCTTTCGGCCTCCTGGTGCATTCGTACAACTTCCTCCAAACTTTTGGCCCTGTATTTCTCAGGAAGTTCGTTTTTAGTTTCTTCTATTTCGAGTTCGTTTAGCGGCTCTGTGGGTTCATCAATCAACATATCGGTTTCCTGCCAAAATGGTTGTAGGATAATTCAACTCGGCATAATGCTTATGAGTTGGCTTTTTGCTCCGCTTTTAACTTTTCAGTGTGCCGGTGTTCAAACCGTCCATAAGCAGTCGGAAAGTTACCAGACCAACCTTCAAGGTTAAATGACGGGGCACTTATTACACGGTGAGCAAGCCCACCGCATTCACACCTAAAACTCTGCGACTCATAATCACAGAATCTTTCGGTCTTATGCCCGTTTTCACAGGCAAATTCATACATTCTTTTCATTCAAATCCTCGTATGCTCGTTCGCTGACCTCTTTTAAGGTTATCAGCCAAGTTAGGATGGAAATCTCGCCTTTGCGGAATTGTAGACTTTTTTCGTCCGCAATAGTAGAGACATTGTTCAGCGCATCAAACATCTTATTGGCATCGTCCATAAGGTCAATCCAACCAGGTGTAGAGAACAGATCAAACCTGTCCTCATAGTATCTTTGCAACTCAGGAGCCATGTTATTTACCCATTAATATAGTAGACCACCAAAAAATCAAACCAAGTAAAAGTATTATTAATGCCCCAGCCATAAGCCACGTTAATAAATCCTCAACTTCTTCCTTATGCTTCTCGGCGTGTTTCTTAGCTAATATCTCCTCAACTTTACGTTTTTGGATAATATTATTACGTTCTACTAATAACTGTTGCCAAAGGTCAGCATTGCCCGACATAACAAAATAATTATTCAATTCCCGTTCTGCATCTGCAAGTTGCTTGGCTTGCATCACTATCTCAAACGCCTGCGCTGTATCCGATTTGGCAAAACTACTTTTAGGCTTTGCTGCCTCTTTCTGGACAGCATCCTTGGCCTCAAAGAACTTCATCAGGTCACCAGATACCGCCTGGATGTCCTTACCAAGGGCTATGGCTGCCTTAACCCCCTTTATCGCGGCCTGGGCTGCGGCAAACGCTGTGATGGGGTCTATCATTGTTCAACCTTTTTCCACTCCAGACAATAAACCCTGCGCTCAAATACGTCCCCCGTCCAATACCATCTAACGCAAACAAACTTTGCGGGTACAGCAATCAAAACAACAGCAATTACCCATTTCAACTTTTACCTATCCAGTGGCTCACATATCCGATAACGCTACCTATAGCAGAAACCATGACCATGCCCATCCAGAAACCGCCTTTGGATTTATTTGCCATCTCAACCAATTTTTCAATGTTGGCTTCTAACTTGTCTATCTTGATAGACATCTCATCAAATCGGCGCTCGTAATCCTGCACCTTTTGGTATAAAGCCCCGTATTTAACTGGATCAAGTTCAATCATATTTACACCGTAAAAATTAAAAGAATTGTAGAAACCCACCAGCACTGTTAGCAGAGCCAAACTTCCAACCCGTGTTGTTTCCTGCGTTGACGTTTGCGTTTGAGGTAAAAGCATTAAAAGTTGCGCCGCCGGTAGCTGCGCTGTCCTTGATCGTCAAGTAACTAGCGCTGACAGTCCCGCTTGCTTGGCTAAGAGTGGCTTGTGATCCATTAGTCGTGGCTTGCAAAAACTTTTGATTTGTGCCAACAGTTGTGAAAGAACCAACGGTGTTGGTTGTGCCAGACTTGAGTTGCAAAGTGCCGTTGGTTATTGTTAGAGTGCTTGTTACAGACAAAGCATCTTGACAAGCAAAAGTACCACCGATACCGTTAAAATTGACGTTTGAAGGGAAGCTAAATGCGTTTGACGTAATTGTTTTTGTGCCAGATGTTGCACTAAAAGTAACTGTGCCTGTACCCGTACCTTGTGTAGTCGTGCCGCCGTAATTCCAATTCCCAAAAACCGCAATTGAATTTTGGATGGAAACCGTACCAGTGAACCCTGTAAAGTTTACGTTTTTATATGCGCCACTTGTTGTAGAAAGCGAAACAATGTCTGACCCCGCAGTCACATCTAGGCTAATAGCGTTAGCTTCACCAGCCGCACCTAAATTTATAGTGCGCGTACCAGCGCCTCCAGCAGTTGCCTGAATCAACGGGGCCGTGCCGGTAACCGTTAAACCAGTTGCAGTAGAGGTTGTAAAAATAGTTCCAGAAGTTCCATTTAAAACTATTTTGCTTGTACCAAATGCTAGTGTTCTAGTGTTACTGTTGTTAGAGGAAAACAAACCTGTAGTCAACGTGTAACCGTTTAAATTGAGTGTGCCGTTGGTCAGCGTAGTAGTGCGAGTAGCACCAGAAGTTAGTGCGTCTTGAAGCTGCCAAGTACCGCCTACGCCGTTAAAAGTTAAAGACTTGTCTATTACAACTGCATTAGTTGTAATTGTTTTAGTACCAGACGTAGCTGCAAATGTTGTTGTTGAGCCAGCCGTAACGGTCATTCCAGTACCTAACGTAAGACTTCCATACATAGTGTAAGAAGTAGCGTTATGTGAGCCTGTATAACCTGTAAAGTTTAAATCACGGACTGCTCCACCGCCTGTTACGGTAATAATTGCCGTACCAGAACCAGCAGTAATGTTAAAAGAAATACTGTTGGCTTCAGTAACTGCACCAGCGTTAATAGTTCTAGTTGCAGTTGTCGTGGCGTTGTTCAAAATAATTAACGGCGTACCGCTAATCGACATAGTAGTAGCGCCAATAAACAAGTTTCCTGTGCTATTTAGCGTAATCGTGTTTGTGCCAAAGGCAAGCGTACCCGTGAAGCCTGTGCAGGTCAGGGTTTGAATTGTTGGGCTGATGTCAAGCGTGACTGTACCAGAGCCAGAATTAGCGTCTATTGCTGCGGTGTCACCAGAGCCTGGAACGGCTACGCCGCCAACGCCGCCAGAGGTTAAAGCCCAGTTGCTTGCGCTGTTCCAGTTACCTGTGCCACCCGTAACCCAAAAGTATGCTGCCATAACTACTCCTCAACAGGCTCGTCAACCACGGGCGGCGGGTTGGTAACGTACTCATACCACTTGTCGTACCGAGCCTGCTTCATGGCCTCAATTTCGGAATCAGTCAGGCCGTGGTCATCCGCAAGATGCAAGGCATCAGAGAAGCCATTGATGATGAAGTCTATTTTTATCATGTTAGAACCCAAATACTTTAGCAATCATCTGCCACTTTGATGTGGTGCTGTTGTAAATAAATCCAACATAATCGTGCAGGGTTGCTCCGCTAGATGAAATTGGCAAGGAAATATCTGTAGAGCCTTGGAAGATAGCGTTCCATGAGAAAGTCTGCACATTAGTGCTACGCAGGCGCAGAATGAATTTTTGACCATTGACTGGAGTTCCAGTAGGCGCGTTGATGGTCAAAGTACCTACGGCTTGCGTATTAGCCTGCGTTGCAATGTCAGTGGTATCAGCATTGACCGTGATGGACGTTGCATCAGCAATGACCACCACGCGGGAAGTAATACCACCAGTAAAGGATACGTTACCTGATGGGTCAATGGTTTGGCGAACCGTACCAGCGCCATCGCTCAATACTATGTAGTTGCTACCGGTTGCGGAAATGGGAGCAGCGGAGCCTGTGTAGCTTCCGATGACTACGTTGTTGGAACCAGAGGTAACAGCACTGCCAGAACTATAGCCTAAATAGGTATTGTTAGAGCCAGTAGTATTAAAACCCGAAAAATACCCAATGGCTGTGCTGTTAGAGCCAGTGGTGTTAAATACTAGCGCACCTTGCCCTAAAGCAGAATTATAGGAACCTGTAGTATTAGAACTTAAAACACTTGTACCTATCCCTGTATTGGAAACGCCAGTATTATTAAACCATAGCGCTGTATCGCCTACCGCAGTATTCTGCCCTCCTGTGCTTACGCTTAACGCACTATTACCTACCGCAGTATTGTTAGATGCAGTCGAATTTAAATTTAGTGCGTTACAGCCTATCGCTGTGTTCTGTACTCCACTTGTATTAGCGGCAAGCGCGCTATTTCCTACCGCTGTGTTGAGGTTTGAAGCGCCGCCACCCTGCCCAACCGTCAACCCTTGGATAACAGCGCCACCAGACAATGTCGCTAGACCTGTTGCGCCTATTGTCCCAATGCCAGACATATTTCCAGCATCGGTAAGGCTTACAGCACTATTCTTTATTAGCTTTCCTGTTGTTCCATCAAAACGGACTATTCTGGAATTTGCCGCAGATGCTGGCCCCGTAACATCGCCAACGCTTCCGCTACTGCCGCCGCCCCTTGTGACTGCAATGATTTTCTTTTCTAACTCAGGGGAGACAACTTCGCCAGCATTAATCTGCTGACCAGATGACAGGTTAATAATCAGACTGCCATCAAAGTCAATGTTTGCATTGGTAACTGATACACCGTCAGCACCATCTATCCCGTCCTTACCTGGTGGCCCTTGCAGTCCAGGCTTGCCGTTAAGTCCATCCTTGCCGTTGCGTCCGTCTTTACCATCGCGTCCATCTTTACCATTAATTCCATCGCGCCCGTCCTTAATAGTAAGTACGCGCTTTTCAAGGACATTGCTTACGTTATCAAATTTTTCGGAGATGTTGGTTTCAATTTGTTTAAAGGCTTGTACAACTCTTTGTACATTACCAGCAACCTTTCGCTGCTGCATTTTGTCAACGCTAACCATGAAATCATCAACTTCATTCAATACGTTATCCGCTAAATCGTCAACATTAGAATTCTTAAAAATTTTATCGATTGCCATAATTTAACTCCGTTGCTAGTTTTTCAAGGAACTGGTTTTCCATATCTACCACATTGCTTTTGGCGTTGTTCATCTGCAATTCTACAATCTTAGACTTGTTTTTGATGTCGGCTTCTTTCAACATCAACTCAGCAATCTTCACGCGCTTATCAAACTCGTTAGATTCATTGCCAGCCGGTAGATTCTTGGTGCTAGATGCAATGATCTTGGCCTGCATCTCTTGCGGCATCAACTGAGTTTCTGTCATTAACTTAGCAGCCTCTGCCCGATTCTGCTCGGCCTGCGTAGTATTAACAGCAATCTGCGCTTGCGCCGACTGCATAGCCAATTGCTGCTGCATATCCTGCATCTGCTTGGCCTGTGGGTCTGGCTGGCTCATCTGATCCAGTGCCGCCATCAACTCGTAACGGTTAGTCAGGCTCGAATTGTTCAATATGCCTTTAAGAATCAGCGGCAGCACCGGAGTATTTGGCCCCAGAGTCTGCAACAAACCGATAAACTGCTGCTGTTCGTACTCACGGGCAATGATGCCAAGGGTAGCGGTAGGAATAAAGCGCATATCAACGCTCGGATAACGCTCTGGATCAAACTGCATATACCTAAATGCAGCCTTCTGGATAAACGGAATCAGGAAATCTTCTTGGAAGTTCACTAGCGTCCGCTTGTACTTCTTGATGATGGTGGCCACCGCCATCGACATTCCAGCACCATCGCGGTTGCCATTGCTGACCATGCCCTGGCTGTCCAGCGTACCAGTTGCCTGCAACAACATCCGTTCAAACTCTTTTGCCGTGTTAATGTTGTTTAGGCTTGTCTCACCAAACTTGAACGGGTACAAAATCTCGGCAGGGTTGCCGTTGACCATGAACGCCTTACCAGGTTTGACTTCAAACTTAGCGCCGCGAGGCAACCTGGTTGCATCCATCCCCATCATGGGGCTGGTGGTCAGCGCCAGACTATCCAAATGGCTACGCACTTGCGCGTCAATAGCCTTTTGCATATTGTAGGATTTCTCCACCGTACCCCTGCCCAACAAACGGTTAGGAACAGTGTCATCCTGGTAGCTGATGATGGGACGATCCTTCATCATGTAAGGATTCTCTTCAGCCTTGAGCAGCAACCCATCATTGGCAATGACAACAATGGCCTCGACCAGGTTGCTGTACTCATCGGCAACCGAATCCTCTGGAAATAAGTCTTCAACCTCTTCCTCTTGCACCGCAGCAAGGTACTCGCGTGGAACCAGGCCGTAGTACGTCAAAAGAAGCACCTTCTCATCCCGATATTGGCTCAATTCCTGCGTAGGCTCTAAATCTGTGTCCTCGTAGGTAGTGGTAATGTTCACCTTGCGGTAGATACCCTTCTCGATACCCTCGACAATCTTGTGGATGGACACATACTTCTCGATTGCCACGCCCATGCAGTCATCAATCGTTGTCCCGTTGGGGTCAAACAAGAAATTCTTAGGGTTAACAGGCACAATCTTGACCGCAATTCGGTCTTTTTCCACTACACCAATAGCCGCTTGCATCGGCTGGCCTGGAATGGGCTTAGTCGCAGGCTCAAATATCTTCTCGGTCTTAACAATAATCTCGCCAATGCCAGTTCCGTAGATTTCTGCCATCAATTCAATCTGGTCAATGGATTTCCTGATCTTGTCCTGCTTGAAATCCTCCATCAACTGCCCTTTTAATGCCTCTACATCCAAAGGATTCCCGTCAATGTCCTTTAAATCGTCCTTTATGTCAAAGAAATCACCCTGACCAAAGATCGCTTCCATGATTTCAGCGTGTCGAGTCTCTACGGCCTGCTGGGTTGCCGGTGTAACTATGCGCGAACGCTCAGAATCGCGGGTTTTGTCCTCCGCTGCCCACTCGCATCGGAATATGCGCTCGTATTCCAGATAACTATCCAGAAAATTGGTGTTGCGGTAGTCGCGCCAACGGTCACAATGGTCAACAACAAAGGCAGTTAACTCTTTGTCGTTCTCTGTTGGTTCTTCAAACTCGCTAGATTTTAAAATGTCCATGATTTACCTTATCGAATACCCCAAAGGGTCTGTATACATGGGGTTGCTGGGGTAGTCTAACTCATTGGTCAGTATGTCGGCAGGCTGTTGCCGGCGATAGTAATCAATACCCATTCCCGCGGCTCCCGCGGCTCCAGCCACTCCAGGCAACAATGTAGGATCAACTTTTCCGTAATACAGTTTGCGCCAATCGCTAGTAGCCATTACAGGATTATCAGACTGCGTATACCCAGCTTCTTTGTGAGCAGTTAAAGCATCACGCATTTCCGTCCAGGACTGCCGAGGCAGCGACCTAAAATCAGGATGTGCAAATTCATGCGGCTCTAACCGTTGGCGATAAATATCCCATTTGCGCCATTGCTCTGGGAATAATTCCAACTCAGGATTCAATCCCCTAGACTCGTCAACATAATCAACCACTCGCTTATAGAACGGGTTAAAGTCAATTATTTTTTGAGGCTCATACGCCAACTTATCAGGTGTTGCAACGTCAGGAACAGCATTCAACTCTCCAGCTTTGGTGCGATAGTTTTTTGCCAATGACGATCCACCAATAACATCAATTGCGGCATCTTCACGCAATGATTCTGGGACTGACAAAATTGCTTTTGTAGTAGGCTCAACGCCTAACTTTCCAGCCATACGCTGCTTAAATGCATCGCCAACTAATGGATCATCAAGCATTCTTTCGTATGAATGCCGAATCATATGCAAGTCAACTGCTGATGTATTGGCCTTCTCCAGATTCAACCACGGCGTACCTAGTGATGCTGTCTTTGGGCCTAGTCCTGGCACTTGGTTCATTACCCTGATCGTTACGTCACGCATGGTTTCGCCTGGGGCCATCTGGAACATCTCAGGCTTTTGCAAAATCAACTTAGCTAACATGGCCTGGTTACTTAGATCTGCAGTTCCAAGCACGCCCATGCCACCCCTAGCCGCGGCCTGTACTCCTGTTTGCTCTTGCGCTGTCTTAGATAGACCCTCTTCACCAACCCGCCCAGCAAGTGCCTGCAGCTCATCCATGCTATTCAAACGCATACGCTGCGCTAAAAACTCATTTGGTGTCAATGGTGCATTAGGCGATAACAGCGCAAAGTTCAATCGGTTAAAAACATCAACCTGGTCAGGTGTTTCAACTTTATGAGTGCGGATCAATTTCTGCATCAACGCATCATGGACTTCCTTTGGCATAGATGCTGGGTCAATATTATTGGCCTTCATCCAAAACATATCAGGAATCGTAAACGTGCCTTCCAATCCACCAGGTATGCGAACTTCTCGCTTACTCGTTAGATCAGTAATGCCAAGTGATTTTGGCTCTGTCAGTGACATATTGACACCATATGTCTTACCCCAATCAGCCCATTCTTTTTCACTAGCGCCAGCACCTGGTGTGGTGGCCGGCTGCGCCCTCATATTGGCCCTGGTGGCCAGCGCCTCATCAACAGTTGATTTAGGAATTACGCCAGTAATTTTGAACGCATTATTTGTCAATATCGAATCGGCAATATCCTCTTCACCATTGAGTGCATCCATCAAACTAGCCTTGCCCCTTTTAATTCCTGTATTTTCAAATTTTGCTCTGACAGAATCTAATGCTTGGGCTTTTTCTTTTCTAGATAACTTTAGATAGTCTGGATTTTTTTCAATCTTGTTTTGGGCTGCAAGTATTTTTTGCTCTGTAATTGCACTATATAGCGCCCCACCACCCTCCGCAGGCACAATGCCAGGCATCATGCCCATGCGCTGCATATAGCCCTCTGCCAACTGCCCAGCTTTAGGTGCAACAAACCTTGCGGTGGCCGCAGCGCCCCGAGCAACTGGTGCAGCCGCAGGCAGAACATTAAGCGCAGTACCAACTGGAAACCCGTACTCAGCGCCTCGGCGCACAGCAGCGGTATTGGGATCGAGTACGCTGCCAGCCATCTCATCGGGCGCAGTACCAAACAAACCGCCAAGTGCGCCATACACCATTGGGTAATCCTGGCGCAGATACGACTCGCTGGGGCGGCGCACCATCTGCGTATCCATAAGATTACGCCTTGGTGCTGCCTGGGGTTGCATCAACCGATCAAATAATCCCATATTAAATCCCCGCAATTATGTCCATCGGCTCCCACTCGTCCTCGGCCTCCTCAAAGTAG